AATATGCACCCGAGACCTCCAATATCAGGAATTCAAGCTCTCAGAGGCTGATTTGAAAGAATATGGGGAGAAATTTTTGGAAAGATTAAGTGAATTTAACAAGTTACAGGAGCCAATCTCTTAAATCCTCTTCTCCCAACGTTTTTGCAGCTATCTGCCCTTTATTAGTCAATGACTTCATAATGGCCTCATCAAGTGTATTTCTAGCTACAATATCTATATAAACAACAGAACCTTTCTGGCCCATTCTATGAGCCCTGTCCTCTGACTGTTTACGCACTTCTAGATTGTAATTATTAGAAAAATAAATCACAGTATTACAAGCAGTAAGAGTAAGGCCAAAACCACCAGTAGTTGGATTGCCAACAAGAAATTTAGTTTTTGGATCTTTTTGTATACGCTCAACAGCTTTTTTTCGATTTTCAACATTGACTTCACCATAGATAGATACGACAGAATCATTGCCATATTTTTTTCGCAGAAACATTATAATTTCTTTAATATTGTAAAGATAGTTAGCCCAAATAATGACTTTACCATCCGTCTCTTCAAGTGTTTCTTCCAAAGCTTTTAGTTTAGATTCATGTATTTGTATTATTTTACCATCATCATTCTTAGTAAATCCGTTACAAACTTGATGCAGTTTAATTATTTCTGTAAGTTTATTAGAAAATGATATTGTACTATCTTCAACAATTGCCAACGCTGAAGTTCTTAGACGATTATATATATTTTTGCTTTCACCTTCGAGTTCAATGTATCTTTTTTGACGTATCTTTGGCTTCAGGTCTAAACATTGGTCTTTTCGTATTCTAGTAGAAAACTGCTGCAGCTTTATTTCTAATTCTTCAAGTCTCTTGTAGTATTTAGGTACACTGATGTATCTTCCAGAACCTACAGGTATGTCTGTCATTTCAGCGTATCTGTTTCTAAATGCAAGATAACTTGAAAAACCTAATAAATCTTGATCTAAAAACTGACATTGTGTATATAAATCTAATGGAGATTTTGTTATTGGCGATCCTGTTAGGATACGCCTTATATGCGACAGTGGCCTTAATCCTAAAATGTTTTTTGTTCTTTTTGCTGATCTATTTTTTATGGTTGTGGATTCATCCAGTGCTACAAAGTTTAATTTATTTTTAGATAAATATTCAATACATGCATTAGTTCCCCTTTTAGTAGACAAAGCTTCTACGTTGATTAGAAAGATTCTAAGTTTAGAACTTTTTTCAAGTTGTGTTAAAATTTTTGGTTTATCTAGATTCCACTTATAAATATTATACTTTACACTTTCTGGTATATGTGTTTCTATTTCTGTTTCCCAAACTGTGTAAACAGATTTTGGTGCAATAATTAAAGCAGATGTTATTTCTTTTTTTAAAAACAAATAAGCCATATTATCTATGGTTACTTTTGTTTTTCCTGTTCCCATTTCCATAAAATACGCCCACTGCACTTTTTCAGCAGATTGATTTAAAGCATTTCTTTGATGCTCGTATGGGATAGTCTTATACGGGTATTTCCACATCCTAATAACTTATATATTTTTTTTGTTTACAAGATCAAGTAAATAATTTAAGACCCCAACAGGAGGAAATATGGATATCGAAAAAATGTCAAATATAGACATTAGTCAAGATAGTGTAAAATCTATTTCTGAAAAATGTAATCAACTTAAAGATCTTCACAAACAAATTGAAGAACAAGAAGATAAACTTAAAACTCTAAAAAATAAATCAAGAGATTTAGAGGAACGAGTAATTCCAGAGATGATGCAGGAAGCCGGTGTATCTTTGCTTAAATTAGCTGATGGTTCAAGTGTTGAAGTAAAACCATTCTATGCAGCAAAAATTCCTGAATCAAGAGTTGACGAAGCCTTTGGTTATTTAAGAAGTAATGGGTTCGAGGATTTAATTAAGAACACAGTTACAGCTTCATTTGGCCGAGGACAAGATAACCAAGTCTCTGAATTAATAAATGTCTGCGAAAAATTTGGTTTCAATTATAACAAAAAAGAAAAAGTTGAACCAATGACTTTAAAGGCATTTGTTAAAGAACAAGTTGAAGGTGGTAAAGAATTACCATTTGATTTGTTCGGTGTATACATCGCAAATAAAACAAAAATAACAAACAAATAATAGGTAACACATGAAACCAAATGACGGAAAATCGAACGAAGTAGCGATTAAAAAACCAGGCGGTGCAGTTGCTAATGTAAATATTGAGCAATTTGCTGACGCTGGATTTGATAATGTGGACTCAAAAAGTTTAGCATTACCATTTCTAAAAGTTCTTGGTCAATTGTCACCACAGGTGACACAAGGCGATAGCCAATTTATGGCAAACGCAAGAGCAGGAATGATCTACAACACTGTAACGGACGAACTTTATGATGGTTCAAAAGGAATAATTGTTGTTCCTTGCTATTATAAGTTGGAGTATATTGAGTGGAGAGACAGAGATAAAGGTGCTGTTGCTCCTGTAAATGTTTATCCATCAGATTCGGACATACTTTCAAAAACCACTAGAGGGGATGACGGTAAAGATCGACTCGAAAATGGTAACTACATAGAAGAGACGGCATCTCACTATGTAATGGTAATTGATGAGGAAAAATCATCAACTGCCTTAATAACTATGAAGTCTACTCAAAGGAAAAAATCCAAAAAGTGGAATTCAATGATGATGTCATTAAGAGCAAAGAGAAAAGATGGCAAAGGTTTTTTTAAACCTGCACCATTTACTCAAAAATATCTTCTTAAAACTGTGCTTGAAAAGAACAACTTAGGTTCTTGGTTTGGTTGGGAGATAGAGCATCTTGGACAAGTGGAGAGCGAAGACACAATAAAAGCAGCATTTGATTTTTACAACTCATGTAAAAAAGGTGCTGTCAGAGTTAACCACGGTAAAGAAGAACAAGTAGAAAAAACTCCATTCTAAAATGGACCTACTTGACAAAACCCTGGAGGAGTTTATAGAACTCTTCCAGGGGTCATCTACATATTTTGGAGTCTCCAAACCTACTGGAAAAAAAAATTCAAAAGGTAAAGCAGAATTTAAACATTGGGTTGAGCCCTCTCCAATGACAAAAAGTCATTGGCAGCAACATTTAAAAGGAGAAGCATACTATGGATCTGTCCCTATCAGAGATGATAATACATGCAGTTGGGGTGTCATCGATGTTGATCGTTATAATATACAGCATCAGGAAGTTATATCGACAATACGGAAAAGAAAATACCCACTCGTACCATTCAGATCAAAATCCAACGGACTCCATTTAATTTTATTTATTGAAGGTGTAGTTCCTGCATCTGCAATGCGTAAAAAATTAATAGAATTTGCATCAGACTTAGGTATTAATGATACCACCACAGACATTTTTCCAGCACAAGACGAAGTTGACCTTACGCCCGATGATTGGGATCAAAAAAGAAAAGGTAATTTTGTAAATTTACCATATCAAAAAGCACACATGACAACTAGAGTTGCTATGGACGATGATTGCAACTCTGTAAAAATAGAAGAATTATATAATTTTGTTTTAAAATTTAGACTTAAACCAACAGAATTTAAAAAATTAAAAATTTTCCAAGATAATGAAACAAAGGATTATCCACCATGCGTTATTAATTTTATGAAAAATAAAGTAAAAAAAGGTGAAGGTCGTAATGATGCTATGTTTAATGTAGCTGTATTAGCTAAAAAAATAAATCCAGATCCTGTCATGTATCAAGATTGGACTAGAGATATGATGCTTAAAGTTTGTGAGGAAAGGTTACATCCAAAAGAATTAGAAAATATTTTTAAAGGAGTAGAAAACAAAGAGTATGCTTATAAGTGTAAAACATCCATTGCCAGAATGCATTGTGTTTCTAGTGAATGTGTAAAAAGAAAACTTGGAATTGGTGCAAACGAAGCTTTACCTGAAGTTGGTAAATTAATTAAAGTTAATTCATATCCAGAACCATATTGGATTTTACCTATTCAAGGTAAATCAATAAGATTATCCACTAAACAATTATATCAACAACAGCTTTTGGGAGAACAACTTTTAAATTATGATATTGTGTGGCGACCACTTAAGCCTACAAAAAGAGATCCAGATCCATATAGAGATTGGTTAGAGGAGCTCGTTGCAAACAAACAAGACATGGAAGGATTTGATGCAACAGAAGAAGGAAGCGATGTATTTAATTCTAGAATGTCTAGATTTCTTGAAGACGTTGAAGATACAACAGAATTTGATCAAATTGATTCTGGCAATATTTGGAAGGATGAAACAGAAATGAGATTTAAACTAGAGACTTTTAGATCTTTTATGAAAAAATTAGGCTACAATTGGAATGAAAAAGAATGCACTAGATTTTTAGAACAAGGTGGTGCAAAGCCAAAAGCAAAATTCAAAGGTATCCAATCAAGACATTGGGTGGTATTATTACCAAAACAAACGGAGCATAAAAATAAAGATGTCAAATTCGTTAAACCAAAGGCTGCGTGGGAAGACAATTAAAATATTTGGTCCTCCAGGCACAGGTAAAACAGAAAATTTATTAAAGCGTGTGCAGCGTTATCTTAAACAAGGTTTCTCACCTGATGAAATTTGTTATGTGTCTTTTACAAACAAAGCTGTAAATGAATGTGTATCTAGAGTTAGAAAAAAATTTAAAGAATATGATGACGATGATTTTAAATATTTTAGAACTTTACATTCATTGGCAAGACAACAGTTTTCTGAAATACCGGTGCTTGATCCTAAAGCAGATATGCTAATGTTTCATACTCAATATGGAACTGTAAAAGTTAATTACAAAGAAGGCCATGATGATCAAAAAGTATACAACAATTGGTCATTACAAATTTACGACAGAGCTCGAAACATGAAAGTAGATCCTGTATGGCTTTACAAACAACAACCTAGAAAGACTGTAAGACTACAACAATTTAAATCAATTATTAATGGTTATGAAGAGTTTAAAACAATGGAACTAGAGAACGGACAACGGACACCTGACCGACTTGATTTTACTGACATGGTGCAAAGATACATAACAGATGGTCTAGTGATACCATTTAAAGTTTTAATGGTTGATGAAGCTCAAGACTTGACACCTTTACAGTGGGATATGGTTGTAAAAATATCAGAAGCAGTAGATAGAGTTTACATTGCAGGAGATGATGACCAAGCAATCTATGAATGGAATGGGGCAGACGTTAATTTATTTCAAACATTTCCTGGTAAGTCTTTAGTTTTAAAAAAAAGTGTAAGATTAAATAAAAATATACATTACTTCTCAAATTGTATTTTAAATTCTATGGGCAACAATCGTATAGAAAAAGAATTTTATTCTAATGGTAAACCAGGATCTATACAGAGATGGAATGGATTAAAGAAAGTGCCTTGGGGTGTAGATGGCAGTTGGATGGTACTCGCTAGAATAAATGATGTTAAGAAGGAGCTGCAACAGGAGGCGAAGAATCTTGGTTTGTATTATCAAGACCAAAAAAATAATAAATCATTTGATCCAAATCAGTTTATGGCGATTCAATTATGGGAAAAAGTATGTGATGGTGGATCTATCTCTAGAGAAGAAGCTTGTATTATGTATGAGTATTTATTGAATATTGACCATGGATACCGGTCACAGGACAGCAAAAAATGGTCTTTTGCTCATCCACATCAAGTGTTTAATTTTGATGAATTACATCTCAGATGTGGTATGAGAGATGAAAAAGGTCCATGGAGTCAAGTGTTTAAAAGAAAATTTAAAGATAAAGATAAACAATATTTTAATAAACTCATGAAAGAAGGTGTGGATCTAACACAGCCACCTAATATTATTATCGATACAATACATCAAGTTAAAGGTGGTGAGGCTGATAATGTGGTGTTGGCCAGTAAATGTAATTTTCCATCACATTTTGAAAAAAAGAACCTAGCAGAAAAAGTAAAAGAATTAAGAGTTTGGTACACTGGAGTTACTAGATGTAAAAAAAATTTACACTTGCTAGGAACAAATCATCAATATAACTTTCCATTAGGAAAATATTTTAAAATATACGAGGCTAATTATGTTTAGAAGATTGATAATAGATGCATTAACAGATAGATACAATGCACAAATATCTGAAGCAGAAGCAACGCTCAAGATATATTTAGAAAAACCTGTGGCTATAGGAGAACATCCTCAACATTTAGATGAAGCAGATAAATTGGTAAATAAAATTGCACAAGCTGAAGAAAATATAAGAATTTTACAGGAGTTTAAATTATGACAAATAAAGATATGTTTGATGAAGCATTTCCACAACAAAGACAAGTTGGTGGCTCTCACTATAAACATTTTCACATTCAACCTTTTGAATTTATATCAAAGAATGAGCTTACGTTTTTTCAAGGGAATGTAATAAAGTATGTTTGTAGGTATCGTTTTAAAAATAAAGCAATTGAAGACTTAGATAAAATAATACATTATTGTGAGTTAGAAAAATTAAAACTTAAAGATAAAAAATGACACCTCAACAAGGTTTCGGGATGTTATTGCTTGGTTTGATTGCAATTATAGTTGCAGCATGTATAATTTATTTTGTAATTAAAATTGTTTTAGAGAATGAAAAAAGATAAATGCAGTAAATGTGAAAAAAAAGCAGTAATCCGTGAAAAAGATATTTTATATTGTGCTCCTTGTTGGTTGGATTCTTTTATTGAACCAGTGCAGCTCAAACAAAAATCCGTTAGACATAAACCCAACAACGACAATAATAAAACAATTCATTAAAACATTAAATGACTCATCAACTTAATTTTATTTATAATGATAGTGATTGGGTTTGCCCAAGTGAATATCCTGATCTGTCACAAGCAAAAGAAATAGCAATAGATATTGAGACTAAAGATCCAAACATTAAAACTAAAGGTGCAGGTTGGGCAACATTTGATGGCCATATTGTAGGTTTCGCTGTGGCTGCTTATGATCAGCAATGGTATTTTCCAATACATCATGATGCAGGTGGTAATATGGATGAAGGAATAACGGTGGGATGGATGCAAGAAGTTTTAAAAACACCAGCTACAAAAGTATTTCATAATGCCAGTTACGATGTGGGTTGGTTATTAGTTAACGGGTTTGAAATTAGAGGTAAAATAGTTGATACCATGATAGCTGCAGCTCTTATAAACGAAAACAGATATAGTTTTAGTCTTAATGCTTGTGCTAAAGATTATTTAGGTGAGATAAAAAACGAAACATTTTTATATGAGAAGGCTAAAGAATGGGGTATTGATCCTAAAGCTGACCTGTGGAAGCTCCCTGCAGGTTATGTTGGTTTTTATGCAGAGCAAGATGCAGGTTTAACTTTAAAACTTTGGCAGCGTTTTAAATCTGAGATTTCCAAACAAAGTTTGCATGATGTTTGGGAAATGGAAATGAATTTATTACCAATACTTATTGAAACTAGAAGAACCGGAATTAGAGTTGATGAAGAGAAAGCTGTTAAATTAAAAAAAGAATTTAAACAAAAAGAAAATATTGTTTTAAAAAAAATTAAAGATGAAACTACGATGCAACCTGACATTTGGGCTGCAAGATCTGTTGCACAAGTGTTTGATAGAATAGGTGTTGAATACCCACGGACATCGAAAACCGGAGAACCAAGCTTTACCCAAAACTGGTTAGTAAACTGTAATAACCCGATAGCGCAACTAATAAGAGAAGCAAGAGAAATAAATAAATTCCATTCAACATTTATAGATTCAATTCAACGTTATGTTCATAAAGGTAGAATACATTCTGAAATAAATCAATTAAGATCTGATCAAGGTGGAACTGTATCTGGTAGACTTTCATATTCAAACCCAAACTTACAACAAATTCCTGCAAGAAACAAAGAGTTTGGAGATAAAATAAGAAGTTTGTTTTTACCTGAGGAAGGCAGACAGTGGGGAAGCTTTGACTATTCACAACAAGAACCAAGATTAGTTGCACATTACGCTGCAAGTACAAATGATAATTTTTCAGGAGCTGATGAATTTATAGAAGCATATAAAAACGAAGCAGCAGATTTTCATCAAATAGTTGCGGACATGGCGGGTATAAGTAGAACCCACGCTAAAACTATTAACTTAGGATTATTTTATGGTATGGGTAAAGCAAAACTAGCGACAGAGTTGGGAATATCAAAAGATAATGCAGAAAATTTATTACAAAAATATCATTCAAGAGTGCCTTTTGTTAAAAGATTAGCTGAATCTGTTACAGGATCAGCATCTAAATATGGCTTTATTCGAACTGTAATGGGTCGTAAATGCCGATTTGATATGTGGGAGCCTAATTCATTTGGAATGAACAAAGCGATGGACTACGAGGCTGCTAAGGCCCACTATGGTAATAATATAAGAAGAGCTTTTACTTATAAAGCCCTCAACAGGTTAATACAAGGATCAGCTGCAGATCAAACAAAACAAGCAATGATAGAATGCTACAAGCAAGGGTTTAAACCTATATTACAAATTCATGATGAATTATGCTTTTCAATAAATAATGAAAATGATATTAAAGGTGTTAAGGAGGTTATGGAAAATGCTATTGAAAATCTTAAAGTACCTTTCAAAGTTGATGTTGCACTCGGAAGAAGTTGGGGTGAAGCGAAAGAATAAAAGAGAAATAGATGGTTACTATTTTGATGGTAAGAAATCTATTATTCTTTATAAGAAGAAGAGTTAGTTTCAGCAGCTTCTTGTTTCTCACGTTCTTTGTACCAACTACAAGTTGGTTCTTTACAATTAATATCACCGGTGCAGTTATGTAACTTATAACCTTTGTCTTTTAACTCTTTGATTCTTTTTTGTGTCCAATAAAACATTTGTTCTCCTTTTTATTTTTTCACTATTATACCATGGCCATTTTTTACAAAATTATTTTTATTGAATAATAATCGATTGACAAATGCAGGGGTTCTATTCTGGATGCGACACTGAATGCTTTTTGGAAAATTTAGAGCGCACTAGCCTTAGGATAAAAAATTGTTTTTTTTAAAGCTTAACCTGCTTTTTTAAAAAGACCTGTTTTAGCAGCATCAACATCA